GATGACTCCATTGGTCTCATGCAGGCAGCTGCGCGCCGCACTGAGCAGGCCTCAGAAACCGTCGCGCGCCATAAGCGCACGTCCGGCGCTTCTCTTAAGTCGTACCTCGCGGCGGCACCGCTCGCGTTGACCCCGGAGGGCCAGCGCGAAGCGCTGGCCCTTGGGCTTGTCCATTACAAAACAAGTGACACCGAGTCGAAGACCGGTCGTCTTTCCATCGAAATCGATCCGCTGCAGCAGCGGGCGCAACGGCTGCGTAAGGCCGTAATCACGAGTGCACGACTCCATGACCAAGAAGCGAAGAAGGGATCACGCCGTGGCGCGTGGTACATGCTCACGCTCACCTACCGAGACGGAAGCCGTAGCGGCCCTCGTGACGTTAGCGAGCTACTTAAGCGCATGCGCGGCCACTTCAATCGAACTGTCGCTAGGCTCCGACGGCTCGCGGGTCAGGTGTTCCGTTACCTGTGGGTGGGAGAGCTCACCCAGCGCGGACGACCGCACTACCACCTCCTAGTTTGGGTTCCCCAAGGCATGTGGTTTGGCCGCGTCGATCACCGCAAGTGGTGGCCTCACGGCTCAAGCAAGTTTGAGAAGGCCCGCAACGCTGTCGGGTATCTCGCCAAGTACGCATCCAAATTCAGCAGCCTCATGGCCGCTTCGTTTCCCAAGGGGTTCCGCACGCATGGTTGCGGTGGCCTCAATGAAGAATCTCGCCGCGAACTGCGGTGGTGGAAAGCGCCCATATCCGCACGTGAAGTGCTGGGCGGCGAGGCCGACATTCGCAAGTGCAATGGCGGCTATTTCGACAAGCTCACCGGGGAGTTCTGGCCGTCCCCATGGAGAGTGACCTTTGCATTCGGCCGGACCATCGCTTGGAAGGTAATCCCAATATGAAAGTCCAGATCATCAGCGAAAACATCGCCGTCCGTTCGTTCCCCGCACGCGAGGGCAAAGCTGCAACCGTGTTCCGCGAGCAGAAGGCTGCCGTGGTGCGCGAGAACGATTTCCCGCTGCCTTTCACCATTGGTCTGGACGAAGACCAGCAGCCGTACAAGATCGGCACCTACGACCTGTGCGCAACATCGCTGCAAAACAACAAATTCGGCGGCTTGGAATTCGGTCGTCGCATCCGCCTGCTGACGCCTTCCCCGGCACCCGGCAAGGCGCAGGCCTAACCAATGTCCGATCCGGCACCGCTCTACGTCGTCGGTTGTGCTGCTGAAAACATCCAGCAGGACGGCACGTGCTTGGTGCCGGTTTGGATGCCATACCACCAGCCGATTCTTCCACCCCTGAGTCTGGCTGATGGAACTCTGGTTGCCTTCACCATCGTGAGCATGTGGGCAATCGGGTTGAAAGCGCGCCTCGTATTCCGCGCGGCGCGTATCGGGGTCTACTGAAATGACGAGGAAAACCGCAATGAAGAACATCATGAACACCACCCGCCGCGTTGCCGCTTCTACCACTGCGAAGGTCGGTACCGCTATCACCGGCCTGATGGCATCGGGCATGGCCCTCGCCAGCGGCTCCAGCTCGCCCGGTTCGGCCATCGCCGGTGAAATGGCGGGTGGCAAGGCTGATATCGGCCTGGTCATCGGGGCGTGCGCCATCCTGGTCGGCATCATCGTGGTGTGGGCCTACACCAAGCGCGCAGCGAAGTAACGGCGCGCGAACGAACGGCAGGGGGCGCGCGGAAACGTTCGCCCCCTTTTTCTTGAGCGAAAGGAGGGGTTATGGGGTATTTCGTGATCGTAGCGATCTGTGGCGCTGCATGGCTCGCATTCGAGGGCACGTGATGAACTGGTTGGTTCGGTCATTCGCATCAGCCGTCGCCCGAAGGGTGGCGTACGCGCTGGCCGTTATCGTCCTCGCCTACTGCGGAATAGGGCGCGCCTCCGCCCAGGCGCAACAGTGTGCTACCTCTCAAGCTGGTTGTGATGAGGGTCAGGCGTATTCGGCGTGCATGTCTGAATTGAGTGCATACATCGCTAGCAGGGCTCCAACTCAGCATCGCAACCAGCGCTGCGAGAAGACTTTTCCAACATCAACAACATCGATCACTTCGCGTTTTGAGTACCTCAACGGCACGGTGTGGATCGAAGGTCAATACCGCACCTACGCCATGAATGGCTCATGCGCCGCTCGTGGATCCAAGGTCACACCATTCTTTCCGCCATCTGGTTCTGTGCGTTGCATGTCAGGCTGTGAATCTGTCTTCCGCCACAACGCTGATGATACGAGCACGTATAGCCCTACCGGAAAGCTCTGTAACGAAAAGCCAGACTGCGCCGCCCAGGGCAAGAACATGGTGTGGAATGCGGCCTTAGGCGTCTGCCAGCCCGTCGAGCCTGAGTGCCCCGCAGGAAAGGTGCTTGTCGGCAATGCGTGTACCGATGAGAAGCCTTGCCCCGATGGCATGGCGCTCGTCAATGGGTCGTGCAAGAAGAAGGAAGAGGAGTGCCCCGCCGGGCAGATTCGATCCCCGCTTGGCAGCTGCATCCCCGGCGACAATCAGTGCGCGGCGGGCGAGGCACGCGGAAAGGATGGTACGTGCAAACGCGATCGGGACGGTGATGGAAAGCCGGATGAGGGCGAGGAAGAGGGCGAAGGTCCTGACGGAGAGAAAGTCAAGGAGAGTTTTTCGGGCGGTGACGATTGCGACGCGCCTCCATCGTGCAGCGGTTCGCCGGTGATGTGCGGACAGGCTCGCATTCAATGGCGCATTGATTGCAACACGCGTCGCCGCGTCAACATCTCCGGCGGGCAGTGTAGTCAAGCCGGGACTCCAACGTGTACCGGCAAGGAATGCAACGCAATGGAGTATTCACAGCTGCTGATGCAGTGGCGCTCCGCATGTGCCGCTGAGAAGCTTGCCGCAAAGGACGGCGATTCCACAGGGACCAGTCCTACCGACACAAACAAGAACGGCGTCGCCGATGTGCTCGAAGGGCAGGGCGATGTTACGTCGCCGGGTAACGGAAGCACGGATGTTGCGAGTGCAAAGAAATGGGGCATCGGCGTCTCTTCCAGCATGCTTGACACCAGCGACATGTTCGGTGGTGGTTCGTGCCCACAACCGCCAACCATCGTGATTATGGGCAAGTCGGTCGGCGGGTCAGACATACCGTATTTCTGCCAGCTCGCCGCGATCATGCGCGCGCTTATCTTGGTCTTCGGCGCATACCTTGCGCTCCGCATCCTCATGGGGGGTGGCTTCTAATGATGGTTTGGACATGGATCGCAAAGGCGATCATTCACCTTATCGGCTCCTTCAAGGAAGCTGCGGCTGGCATCGTTGGGCGTGTGCTTGCGACGTTCGGCCTCACCACGGTCACGTTCAATGCCATCCTTCCCAACCTCAAGCAGACGGTAATGCAGTACGTGGGCGGCCTTGATGGCCCCGCGATGCAGATGCTCTCTTACCTCGGCATCGGCACTGTCATGTCCATGGTGCTTTCCGCACTCACTGTCCGGTTGACGTGGAAGGTATTCATTGTTCCCAAGGCCGTGGCCGATCAGCTTGGCGGAGGCGCGTCATGATCTACTGGTATACGGGCCAGCCTGGACACGGGAAGACCCTGCACGCCATTGAGCGTCTCCTTGAGTTCAAGGACCAGGGGCGCATGGTTTACGCCTGTAACATTCGCGAGTTCGACTATGCGAAAACGGGCGTCCTTGAGATGACGCCGGAGCAGTTCCGTGACTGGCCTGCGTTCTTGCCCGATGGTGCTGTTGCGCTTGTCGATGAGGCGTATGAGCATCAGATGCTGCCCAAGCGTGCACCCGGCGCGAAGGTCCCGCACCACGTTGAGCAGCTTGCCAAGCACCGGCATCGCGGCCTTGATTTCATCTTCGTCAGCCAGTCGCCGGACAAGCAGTGCGATCAGTTCGTGCATGACCTGATCGAGCGACATGTCCACGTGCGCCGTCGCTTCGGGACGAAGTTCGTACACCTGCGCGAGTTCGACCGATTTGAGGCCAACGCGGAGAAAGCGATCCCGTTGACTGTCAAGCGCAAGGCGCTGCCCAAGCGCCCCATGGGCATGTACAAGTCGACCGAGCTTGATACCACGCAGGTTCGTATTCCCTGGTACTACATCGCGTTGCCGATTCTGATCGTTGGCGGCGTTGGCCTGATGTATTACGCGTTCGGGCGCATGGGTGGAAGAATGGGTGGCACTGACATCAAACCGGAAATCACGTCTGGACAAGGCG